AGATCCTTACTGGTACAGGGATCTAAAACGTATAGCCCATTCAGCTAAAGATGTGGCAACATCTAAAAAGATTCCTATGTTTAACAAACAAAATGCTGAAGAGGCATTTAATAAAATCCGTCAAAGGCTATCAAAATGAAAACTAACCAACCATTTATTCGTAATCCATACAATTACGACACGCTTGCTGCGTCAAATGAGTCTGGGCTGCGTTGTGAGGACGCTACCCGGACTCAGCAGCATTTCAAAGACGAAACTGATATAAATAATATTCTTCGTATGTTTAACATTACGGGACAATTACCTAAAAAGGCTTTAACGCCTCAATACGGCGATTTCTCTGGCGTGTTGGACTACCATACCGCCCTTAACGCCGTTATCGCTGCAGAGGACGAATTTATGACTCTGCCAGCTCAATTACGGGCTCGTTTCGATAACGACCCACAAGAATTAGTAGAATTCTTGAATAATCCTAATAACCTAGACGAAGCCCAATCTTTGGGTCTTGTAAAAAAACTCGAGGCGAGTGCTCCAGCTCTGGAGAGTACCTCGAAAAAAGCGGGCGATGAGCCCGCCGCACAGTAATCATACTTGATATTACTGTGCTAGGTGACACCAAACAACCACTAAAGGAGAAAAAATATGTACATGCATCGTAAAGGGGTAAGCAAAAAAAAGTCCGCTAGGACTTTTCGCAAACACTCAATGAGAACTAAATCTCCAAATATGAGATCAGCCCCACAACGTGGAGGCTGGAGGCTCTAAAAACCTTCAGGCACCTCACATGCCCTGTACTTCTCCTATAACCGCTTATTTAAGCGGTTATCAAACTTTTCATGCTAACGATAAGCCGTCCAGGACGCTTTCGTTTAAACAAGACGATGACGATAGTCATCGCCAAATTCAAATTCCATGCGGCCAGTGCGATAGCTGCCGTATGGAACACGCACGTCAATGGACTATGCGCTGTACTCACGAAGCGCAAATGCATGAAAAAAACTCTTTCATAACCCTCACATATAATGATGACAATTTGCCAAGCGATGGATCGCTACACCATGAACACTTTCAACTGTTCCTCAAAAGACTTAGAAAGAGATTACAACCTCACAAAATACGCTACTACATGGCTGGAGAATATGGCGACGATTTCAGCCGACCTCACTTCCACGCCATTATCTTCGGCTACGATTTCAATGATAAGAAATTATGGAAAAGGACTCCCGCTGGTTCTATGCTTTATAGATCCGAAGAGCTTGAAGCCCTCTGGCCATTTGGTTATTCCTCCGTTGGAGACGCTAACTGGGACTCAATTGGCTACGTTACTCGATACGTTCTTAAAAAAGTAAAAGGTAAACAAGCCGAAGCCCACTATCAAGACGTCAACTTCGAAACCGGAGAGATAATCCAAAGAAAACCTGAATATTCAAAAATGAGCCTGAAGCCCGGAATCGGAACGTCATGGCTCAAAAAATACCAAAGCGACGTGTATCCACATGACTACGTCGTCTTTAACGAAAAACAAGTAAAACCTCCAAAGTTTTACGACAAACAATACAATAAGGAAAACCCTTACGAGTTTGACGAAATACAATACGAACGAGAAAAAACTGCTAAACTAAAACATCTGGACAACACACCTGAGCGACTCGCAGTAAAAGCAAAGGTAGTAAAAGCCAGATTAAAAAAACTTAAACGTACCCTTACTTAAGGAAAATCCTCATGATTCTAGTACTCTGTTCTGTAAAAGACCGCGCAGCGGACGCATATGCACGACCAATGTTCGTGCCTTCTGTTGGTGTCGCCATTCGGTCTTTCTCTGATGAGATAAACCGACAAGCTGATGAAAATCAGCTATATCATCATTCCGATGACTTCGACTTATATGAATTCGGATCATTTGATGATAACTCTGGTCTGTTCACTTTACATGAACAACCAAAACTACTATCCTTAGGGAAACAGGTAAAAATTACCAAGTAAAAACTAACCGGAGAGAAAGGGTGTACCTTTCTCCCGGAACAACTCAGGAGCAAAAATGCACCGCAATAAATCAGTAAACGTACATCAGTTCACTATGATTCCAAAGGCGGACATTCCCCGCTCAAAATTCGACTGTCAGTCGGCACACAAAACCACGTTCGACGCTGGTTACCTAGTTCCCGTATATGTTGACGAAGTTCTTCCCGGAGATACTTTCAATTTAAAAATGACGGCATTTGCCCGTCTATCAACTCCATTGTTTCCAATTATGGATAACATGGTCATGGACTCATTCTTCTTCTTTATTCCTAACCGATTGGTCTGGGATAACTGGGAAAAATTTATGGGTCAACAGGAAAACCCAGACGATTCAATCGACTATGTAATTCCACAACAAACAACACCCGAAGGCGGTTACGCCATCGGATCACTGCAAGACTATATGGGCTTGCCAACTACTGGACAAATGGATCCAGCAAAAACTATTGACCATTGTGCATTCTTCACAAGGGCATATAACCTCGTATGGAACCAATGGTTCCGAGACGAAAACTTACAAGACTCTGTTCTTGTCTACAAAGGTGACGTAACAGATACAACTGCAGCTGCCAACTATGAATTATTAAGACGTGGCAAGCGCAAAGACTATTTCACGTCAGCCTTACCTTGGCCTCAAAAAGGAGATCCGGTCTCCTTACCATTAGGTTCCTCTGCGCCCGTATACGGAACAGGAAAAGCTCTAGGATTTTCCGACGGAACACTTAACTATGGTGCAACTTATAATGCAGTCGGCGGAGCTGAAAAAGCTCAATATGTAACTACTGCTTACAACACTAACAATGGAGCCGCTCCAGTCGGCGGAGATACACCTACTTTAAATAAAGCAATGGGTATTGTTTCAAGTGGTGTTTCAGGCCTATATGCCGATTTATCAGAGGCTACGGCAGCAACTATTAATCAGTTGCGCCAATCATTTCAAATTCAAAAGCTACTCGAGAGGGATGCACGTGGTGGAACACGATATACAGAAATCATCAGATCGCATTTTGGCGTTATCTCGCCAGATGCTCGACTCCAACGGCCTGAATACCTCGGAGGCGGTTCTACACCGATCAACATTAACCCCATTGCTCAAACCAGCGCATCGGCTGCGACTGGGACTAATACACCTCTCGGTACACTTGCTTCTATGGGTACTGCCCTCGCTCACAATCATGGTTTTACTCAATCATTTGTTGAACACGGCGTAGTAATTGGGCTTGTCTCAATACGAGCAGATTTAACATATCAACAAGGTCTCGCACGTATGTGGAGCCGTGAAACTCGATATGATTTCTACTTCCCAGCTTTCGCAATGCTTGGCGAACAAGCTGTACTTAATAAGGAAATTTATGTTACTGGAAACACAACAGACGACGATGTTTTCGGATACCAAGAACGTTGGGCGGAATATAGATATTATCCTAGCCGAATTTCCGGACTCTTTAGATCTACTGCAACTGGCACTATTGATGCATGGCATCTTGCCCAGAAGTTCACAACTGTACCCACACTAAATGATACTTTCATTGCTGATACTCCACCTGTTGAGCGTATTGTTGCTGTTGGCTCAGCAGCAAACGGAAAACAGTTTATCTTCGATTCTTTCTTTGATGTAAAGAAAGCACGTCCATTGCCAATGTACTCTGTACCTGGCTTAATTGATCATTTCTAATGGATATTGGAGCTATTACTGGTGGTGTTCTTGGCTTTATAGGCCAACAACAAACCAACCAAAAAAATTGGGATATTGCTCAAAACGCTAACGCTGCTTCGGCAGCGCAAGCCAGAGAGCAAATGGATTTCCAAGAGCGTATGCGACAAACGCAGTATCAGACTGCTATTGAAGATATGAAAAAATCGGGACTTAACCCTATGCTTGCTTATACGCAAGGAGGCGCTGGTGTACCAACAGGCGCAATGGGTTCTGTCTCCACTGCTAAAATGGAAAATGCATTAGGTGCCGGTGTATCCGGCTACCAACAATTAGCTTCTAATAATGCTGATCTTGATTTAAAAGCAAGTCAAACTACTGCAACTTCAGCTCAGGCCATTAAGACTGAAGCTGATACCATACAAACTAAAGCCCAAACTCTTAAAACTGCGGAAGATACTTCGTTATCTACGCAACAAAAAATAAACTTACAAGAACAATTACGTAAGTTAGATGAAGAAATTATGAATCTAAGAGCAACCCGTGGATTAACCGGTGCTCAAACTAAAAATGTGCAAGAAAATATTGCACCTTCTACAGATCCTTACTGGTACAGGGATCTAAAACGTATAGCCCATTCAGCTAAAGATGTG